ATTTTTTGCATATCGCCCCAAATCGAACGTTTCTGGACTTTTGTGCAGGTTGGTCGCTGATGCCTAGGGTCGCGGTGCCAGTTGAGCGGAAGCGGAAGCTCGGCAAGCCGAGTCATGCGAAGCCATTGCCGGAGCCGAAATACGTCGCTGAGCAGGTGTCGGGGATACCGGAGCCGCTCGCGGAACTGGGCCCGGTTGGCCGTGCGACGTGGGATCGACTGTGGTCGTCGGGCGCGACGTGGATTTCTGGCCGGACGGATCTTGACTGGGTGCAGTTGTTGTGTGAGTGCGTTGATGAGCGGGCGGTGCTGCGCAAGCAGGTGTTCGAGGGCGGCGACTGGCGTGATCGTGTGGGGCTGCGGAATCTTGAGCATGACATCCGGGCGATGTATTCGATGCTTGGGTTCTCGCCGGTTGATCGGACCAAAATGGGGGTCGGTGAGGTGCGGCCGAGTTCTGTCCTGGACGAGTTGCGGTTGAAGCGTGAGCGGCGGACGGGGCCGTCGGCGTGACGGTCGCGGGCTGGCCTCCGTCGATCCTGACGTCGGTGACGGATGCGGAGCGGGCGGCGGGTGACGGGGCCGAGGTCGCGGAGTTCGTGGAGTCGTTGTGTGTGCAGGTGAAGGATTCGATCGGTGGCAGGGCGGGTAGTCCGTTGTTGCTGCGGCCGTGGCAGAAGATGCTGTTGGGTGATGTGTTCGCTCGGCGGGCGGATGGCCGGCGGAAGCATCGGACGGCGATCATCGGCATGGCGAGGAAGAACGGCAAGAGCGCACTCGGGTCGGGGATTGCGCTTCATGCGCTGATGCTGGGGTCGAACGGCGGCGAGGTGTATTCGTGCGCGGCGGATCGTGACCAGGCGCGGATCGTGTTCGGGGACGCGAAGAAGATGATCGAGGCGAGCAAGGAACTGTCGGCGATGTGCAAGATCTACCGGGATGCGGTGGAGGTCGTCGCGACCGGCTCGGTCTATCGAGTCCTATCGAGCGAGGCGTACACGAAGGAAGGCTTGTCTCCGACGTGCGTCATCTACGACGAGCTGCACTCCGCACCGAACGGGGACCTGTGGAACGTGATGACGTTGGCGCAGGCTGCGCGGGTTGACTCGATCACGATCGCGGTGACGACGGCCGGCGTCCGAACGGATGTCACCGGGTCGGACTCGACGGCGTACCGCCAGTTCTTGTACGGGCAGAAGGTCGCGACGGGTGAGATCGTCGACCCGTCATTTTTCATGGCGTGGTGGAAGGGCGAGGACACGGCGGATCATCGCGACCCGGCGTCGTGGCGGGCACCGAACCCCGGCTACGGCGACATTTGCGACGCGGAGGACTTCGTGAGCGCGGTGAAGCGGACACCTGAGAATGAGTACCGGATCAAGCGGATGAACTGCTGGGTGAACTCGTCGCACGCATGGCTTCCGGCCGCGACGTGGGAGGGATTGCAGGTCGAGCGTGTCGTCGATCGGTCCGTTCCGGTGGTCCTCGGCTTCGACGGGTCGTTCTCCGGCGACGCAACGGCGCTCATCGGTTGCACGGTGGAGGAGAACCCGTACGTGTGGGTCGTGGAGGTGTGGGAGAAGGGGCCGGGTGATCCTGATGAGTGGCGTGTCCCGATCCAGGAGGTTGAGGCTCGAATCATGCAGGCGTGCGGCGAGCTGGACGTCCTCGAAGTGGCATGTGATCCGTATCGTTGGGCGCGGTCCATGGAGGCGCTCGGTGATGCGGGTGTCCCGATTTCAGAGTATGCGTCGAGCAGTCCTGCACGAATGGTCCCGGCGAGTGCGAAGTTCTACGACTCGGTCATGAGCGGGACGATGACGCATGACGGCGATGCGGTGCTTCGGCGGCATATTGGGAACTGTGCGGTGAAGACTGATCGGCTGGGGCCGCGCATCGTGAAGGAGCATCGGCAGTCTTCGAGGCGGATCGATGCTGCGGTCGCGGCGGTTATTGCGTTCGATCGGGCGACGTCGCGGTCTAATCTTGTGCAAGAATTGGTCGCGCCGGGATATTGGGCGACATGAGGAGGGCATTAGTGGCCGTGATCGTGCAGGGCGCGGGCCTGTTCCTCGTGAATGTGGGCGTGTTCGTGTGGAGTATTCCGGCGGGATTGATTGCGCTCGGACTGACGGGCGTCCTGGTCGGCGTCATTTTGGAGCGTATTGATGCTGGGTAGTCTCCTTCGACCGCGTGAAGAGCGGGCCGTATCGTTCCAGACGATCTTCGCCAGTGGCGGCAACCTCGCGCGGGAGACGTACGCGGGCACTGTCGTCACGTACGACACGAGCCTGAAGATCGGCACGGTGTACGCCTGCGTGCGGCTCCTGGCGGATACGATCTCGACGCTGCCGGTGGACACGTTTTACCGTGAGGGTGGTGCTCGGCTTGTGTTCCGGCCGAAGCCGATATGGGTGGAGCGTCCCGATATCGGGATGGCTCGGGAAGACTTTTTGCAACAGGCGATGGTGTCGTTGCTCCTCGATGGGAACGTTTTTATTCGGATCTTCAGGGGCCGGGCCGGTGAGGTGACGAGCCTGACGGTGCTCGATCCCACTCGGGTGGAGGTGCGCCGGAATCCGGCGACCCGCGAGGTCGAGTATGCGATCGAGGGTGCGGCCGGTGCGGTTCTCACCGCTGCGGAGGTGCTGCACATCACGGAGCTGCGGCGGCCGGGTGCGCTGCGTGGCGTGTCCCGGATCGAGGAAGTGAAACAGATGTTGGGGCTGGCGTCTGCTCTTGAGGAGTTCTCGGCGCGGTTCTTCGGGCAGGGGTCGACGACTCAGGGGTTGATCGAGTGGCCGGGGAATCTGACGAAGGAGCAGGCGAAGGATCTCGCCGACGGGTTCGAGGAAGGCCATAAGGGGCTACGTCGGGCGCATCGTCCTGGTGTCCTGTTCGGTGGGGCGAAGTTCGTGAAGACTGGTGTCGACCCGAACGAGGCGCAAATGTTGGAGTCGCGTCAGTTCTCGGTGGAGGAGATCGCCCGGATCTTCCGCTGTCCGTTGCATCTTCTCCAGGTCGCGACACCGGGTGCGATGTCGTACGCGAGCGTGGAGCAGAACGCGATTCAGTTTGCGCAGTACACGCTCCGGCCGATCATCTCGAAGTTTGAGACGGCGTTGTCGACGTTGCTGCCGGGGCCGGCGTTCGTGAAGTTCAACCTTGACGCGATCCTGCGGGGCGATATTCAGACGAGGTTCGCTGCGTACTCGACGGGGCAGCTCGCTGGGTTCCTCTCCGTCAACGACATCCACCGGCTCGAAGATATGCCTCCCGCTGACGGTGGCGACGAGTATCGGGTGCCGCTCGCGAACGTGAACCTCGCGGCCGCGAACATTGTGGAGACCGACCGGAAGACGCAAATGTTGACGCGGTTGATCATGGCCGGCTTCGATCCTGCGGAGGCGTTGAAGGCTCTTGACATGCCGGCGATCGCTCACACTGGCATTCCGGTGACGTCGCTCCAGTCGGTTGCGTCGATCAATCCGGCCGATCCGGCGAGCGTATATCCGTGAGCGGGCCTCATGCCGTACTTTATTTCTGACGCGACGGACTGTCCCTCGTGGGCGGTGGTGAAGGCTGACGGTGAGGTCATCGCCTGCCACGAGTCGAAGCAGGGCGCGGTCGACCAGATGGTCGCGTTGTCCCTCGCGGAGGACATGGAGCCGGGTGGCGAGTTGCGTGCGCCAGCACCCGGGAAGCGGATCACGGGCGAGATCCCTGCCTACATTCGGGACGCTGCGAGCCGTGGAGTCGAACTGTTCGAGGCTGGCGAGGCGGGCGACGGGGTCACGGCCGGCACGGTGCGGGAAGCCCGGCTGATGGCTGACGGTCAGATCAGTGACGACAAGGTGCTGCGCACGTCGGCGTGGGCGGCACGTCATGAGGTCGATCTGGACGCTCCGCAGAATAATGATGCAGGTGACGACAACTTCCCGGGACCCGGCGCGGTGGCACATTATTTGTGGGGCATTGATCCTGTTGATCCTGCTCCGGCTCGTGCATGGTTCGACCGGCAAGCGGAACTGATTCGAGAGGGCGAGATGAGCAGCCGGATTGTTGGCGGGGAACCGATCATCATCAGTGACATCGACGGGACAATCCTCAACGGTGACACCCCGATCGCGGAGACGGTCGCATTCCTCCAGGAGACTGAGGAAGACGTCTACATCGTGACGGGCCGCAACGAGGACCAGCGGGCGGCAACAATCCGGGCGCTCGCCGCTGCCGGTGTCGAGTATGAAGAGTTGCTGATGAACCCAGGCGCGACGTCCGACACCCTCAACTTCAAGCGCGAGACGGCGCAGCGGCTCCTGGAGGAGTACGACGTCGTCCTCGCGGTAGAGAACAATGCGTCAATGCGCCGGATGTATCGGGCGCTCGGGATTACAGCGGTCAATGTCGGCGAGCTTCCGCCGGCCACGAGGAAGGCGACAACAGTCATGGAGACTCGGGCACACTTCGTCGACGACATGGAGATCCGTGCGGTCGGCGACAAGATGACGTTCAAGGGGTACGCGGCCGTGTTCGACAGCGACAGTGAGCCGCTGCCGTTCATCGAGCGGATCCAGCGCGGGGCGTTCGCCCGCACGCTCAAGAGCCGGAACAACATCCGCATGTACGTCAACCACAACGATTCGCAGCTCCTCGCGTCGACGAGGTCGGGGACGCTGCGGTTGCAGGAAGACTCGAAGGGTCTGCTCGCGGACGCTGATCTGCCGATGACGACGGACGGCCGGAACATGTCGATCCTTCTTGAGCAGCGGATCGTCGACTCGATGTCGTTCGGGTTCTCCGTGCCTCGCGGTGGCGACACGTGGTCGGCGGATGGTTCACGTCGCACCCTGACAGAAGTGAGGCTCCACGAAATATCGGTCGTCACAGGCCAGCCAGCGTATGCTGCCACGACAGCTTCCGTTCGGAAACTCGCGGCACGGGTCGCAGTCGACGAGGTGACGCTCGCGGCCGCACTGGTGACGTTGGAGTCGGGTGAGGAGTTGGATGCGGCGCAGGCGGATCTCATTCGCGGTGTCGTCGACCAGCTCGCACCGAAGGACGTCAAGCCCGACAATTCGCTGATCGTCGCGAAGCAGCTCCTAGCCTTGATGGAGATGCAGGCCTGAGGTAACATCCGGTTATTGCCGGGCCACGTGAGCCGTGACCGGTTGAGTGCGGAGCCGCACTAGTCAACACCTGCGGCAACCCACTCAACTAGAAAGGCAACACAATGGACGTTCTGAAAGCCCAGTACGAAGCACGGGCGAAGGATCTCGAAGCCGCGAAGGCGATCGTCGATCTCTGCGCCGCGGAGGATCGCGCAATGACCGTCGACGAGCGCATCGCGTTCGATCGCACCACGGAGGAGTTCTCCCGCCGGTCGACGATGATCGAGGAACTGAAGCGCATGTCGGCTCACGAGGCTGAGGTTCGTGCGTCGCAGGAAGGTGCAGAGGATCAGATCCGGCCCGTCGGCCAGATCGTCAAGCCGTCCAACGATGTTGAGACCATCCGCAGCCTCGCCCGTGGCGAGATCCGATCCGCTGAGTTCGGTCAAGAGCGTCGCGATGTGCTGACGTCCTCCACGGGCGCACCGGTTCCGACGTCGTTCTACGACCAGGTGATCATGCTGGCGCGTGCGGTTGGTCCGATGCTGAACGTGGCGACGACCATAAACACTGCGGGCGGCGAGAATCTTCAGATCCCTCGACTCTCCACCTACTCGGTCGGCACCGTCAACGCGCAGGCTGCGACCCTCGGCGAGTCCGATCCCGCATTCTCTGCGTTCATCACCCTCGGCGCGTTCAAGTACGGGTTCCTCACCCAGATCAGCCGCGAGCTTCTCGAAGACTCAGGGGTCAACATCCTTGATCTGCTCGCCATGAACTGCGGCAACGCACTCGGCTTCGCAGTGAATACGGCGCTCACCACGGGCACCGACACGACTGAGCCGAATGGTGTCGTCACGGCGTCGGGTTCCGCCCTCATCGGTGGCACCGGCCTCGCAACGACTGGCGCATTCACGTACGAGAACCTCGTCAGCCTGTACTACTCGCTCGATCCGGCTGCGCGTGCGCTTCCCGGAATCGGCTTCATGGCGAAGGGTTCCTCAATCGCTGCGATGCGTACCCTGAAGGATGGCGCGGGCAACTTCGTCTTCCAGCCCTCGATGTCGGAGTCGACACCGGATCGTGTGCTCGGTGTCCCGCTGTACGAGAACCCGGCAATGGCTGCGATCGGTGCATCCGCGAAGTCCGTCATCGCGGGTCACTTCCCGTCGTACTACGTCAGGACCGTCGGCGGCATCCGGCTGGATCGTTCCGATGATTTCGCGTTCAGCGCGGATCTCATCACGTTCCGTTGCACGTTCCGGGTCGACGGTGACCTCCCGCAGACGTCCCACATCAAGCACTTCGTGGGCGCTGCAACCTGATTCACCCTTTAGACCCCGACGGTCGGCCCTTTCCCGCAGGTACTGGGCCGGCCGTCGGGCACCTGCGAACAGGAAGGCATCCTGCGGATGGCTCAGAAGAAACGAAAGGCACCACGCTCGGCGAGCCGGGCGATCCTGTGGAACTCCAACAGCCCTTGGGCAAGGTCCGGTTACGGTGGACAAACTGCCCAGGTGATCACCCGGCTGCAAGCCGCAGGGCACCGGATGGCCGTCGCCTCGAACCACGGCCTTGAGGGGACGACCCTCGACTGGCATGGGATCAGGCAGTACCCCCGAGGGTTCGATATCCACTCGAACGATGTCGTGCCGGCGCACTATCAGGCGTGGGCGCATGAGAACCCAGACCTCGATCCGCTCCTCGTCACCCTCTACGACGTCTACGTCTTCGGTGGGCCGCAGTGGGACTCGATCCCGCAGATCGCGTCGTGGGTGCCGATTGATCACACCCCGGTTCCGCCGAAGGTCGCGGCGTGGTGCGGTCGCAAGAATGTCACCCCGCTCGCGATGTCGCGGTTCGGTGAGGCGATGCTCGCGAACGCTGGCATCGACTCGATCTATGTCCCGCACGGCATCGACCCGATCTTCAAGCCGACCAAGAGCATCACGGCGGGCGGTAAGGAGTTGACGGGCCGCGAGTTCATGGGGATCGACGAGGACAGGTTCGTGTTCGGCATGGTGTCCGCGAACAAGGGCATGGTGCCGAATCGGAAGAGCTTCCCGGAGACGTTCCTGGCGTTCGCGATGTTCGCGAAGCATCACCCCGATGCCGTCCTCTACATCCACACCGAGGACCGGGGCGCGATGTCGGGGATCAATCTGCTGGAGCTGGCGGCCGCGTGCGACCTGAAACCGGATCAACTGCGGTTCGTCGACCAGTACGTGTTCCGCAGCGGCGTCGGTAACGATCTCCTCGCAGCAATCTACAGTGCTATCGATTGCCTCCTCATCCCGAGCATGGGTGAGGGGTTCGGCATTCCACAAGTAGAAAGCCAGGCGTGCGGCACGCCAGTGATCTGCACCAACACGACAGCGTCACCGGAGCTGCTCGGTGACGGGTGGCTGGTGGAGGGGCAGCCGTGGTGGGACGCGATGCAGGGCGCGTGGATGGTCACCCCGTCGGTGCCGTCGATCATCGAGGCGATGGAAGCGGCATACGCTCGGGGCCGTGAACGGTCGCAGGTCGCCCAGGACTTCGCGTCCCAGTACGGGGCTGATTTCGTGTTCAATAATTATTGGCTCCCTGCGATGGAGAAGTTGCGATGATCCCGTGCATGATTGTTCCGATCCTTGTCGGCCCTGACATCTTGCGGCGGATGCTTGACACGATCGACTACCCGGTCGCGAAGTTGATCATCATTGATAACGGGGATGCGTTGCGCTACTCGGGGCCTTGGCCGGTCGAGCACGTCCAGTCGACGAAGATAATCAAGATGCCCGCGAACCTTGGGGTCGCAGGGTCGTGGAATCTCGGGATTAAGGCGGCACCGTTCGCCCCCTGGTGGCTCATAACTAACTTTGATGTCGAGTGGCCGTCCGGGTCGCTGCAAGCGTTCGCGGAGCAGGCGAGCGGCGAGGATGTGCTCCTCGCCCAGTCTCCGCAGCCGTATTGTGCGTTCGCGGTCGGTGAGGATGTCGTGCAGCGTGTCGGACTGTTCGACGAGGCGTTCCATCCGGCCTATTTCGAGGACAACGATTACGACCTGCGCTGCGCGATCGAGGGCGTGAAGGTGAAGCGGTCAACGATCCCGGTCATGCATCACAATTCGTCGACGATCGGATACTTCGGCGAGATCAACAACCGCACGTACGCGTCGAACGCGGAGTACATGAACGGGAAGCGGTCGCAGCCGGGGCCGGGAGGCTGGAGTCTGGAACGAAGGAGGGTCAACTCGTGGGACTGATGGCTGAGCAGTACACGGACTTCAAACGTCGGCACGCTGGGTCAACGATCTACGTCGTCGGCTCCGGTGCGACCCTCAACCATCTACCGTCCGGGTTCCTCGACGACAAGATCGTCGTGTGCATCAACCGGGCGGGGGAGGCGCTCGGCCTCGATCAGTTCTACTCCGTCACCCACTACCACCTGGACGCGCACATTCTCGCGGATGCGCGGCCGGATCTTCCGGTGATCGTGCCGATGGTCGAGCAGGGCATCGGCTACCCGGCGAAGACACGACCCGACCAGGCGAATGTGTTCTTCGTCGAGACGAATCCGCAGATGTACTCGTCGTTCGACACGGCGGAGCATTGGCCGACGCATGACGATCACCTCGTGTGCGGGCCGACGTCGCTTCATATGGGGATGCATTTCGCGGCATACCTCGGGGCACGCTTCATTGTTCTCGTCGGCGCGGACTGCGGCACCCTCGACGATCGGGATGCGGTCGAAGGGTACGCGCCAGGTGATCCGAAGCCTCTCGCAGTGTGGGAGGAGCAGCTCCCGAAGGTCGCGAGGAAACTCCGGTCGATGGGTGTCGGCGTTATGAGCCTGAATCCGTTCGTGAATCTCGCCCTCGAAGGGCATCGGTTCCGGGGGCCGACAGTCACGATCAACGGCTGATTTGTTCGGTATGATCACCGAGGAGGCTCAGGATGACGACATACGCGACGCTAGCGCAGGTTAAGGCGGCTCTGCGGATCACCGACACCGTGGACGACACACTGCTGGAGATGGCGCGTACAGCGGCCTCAGGTTTGATCGAGGGATATACGGGGCGGACGTTCACCACGTCGGGGACGGTCACGAGGGTGTTCGCCCCGGCCGACGACTACGTGCTCCAGACTGACGACATCGCTGGGACGGCCGTCACGATCACGTCCTCGACGGGCGCGGATGGCGTGTTCGATGTGACGTGGAAGACGACGGACTACCAGCTGGAGCCGCTGAACGGAGTGTCGAACGGGCAGGCGGTGCCATTCACGCGCATCCGGGCCATTCAGGATTACTTGTGGCCGACGGCCGGCGGTGAGGCGACGGTGCGGGTCCGTGGCGTGTTCGGATTCCCGTCGATCCCGACCGTCATCACCCAGGCGACCGTCCTCCAGTCTTCGCGGATCTTCACCAGATTGCAAAGCCCGCTGGGGATCGCAGGCTTCGGAGAAATGGGGGTTGTCCGAGTGACGCGGGCACTCGACCCCGATGTCGCTGCACTGGTCGAGCCGTACCGGCGGATCGTCGGTGTCGCATGACCGTGACCGTGGGGGCGTTGCGGGCCGGTCTGGCGACGAATCTCGCGACGATCACGGGGCTGCGGGCGAGCGCGTTCCAACCCGACAACCCGACCCCACCGCAGGCGATCATCTTCCCAACGTCGATCACGTTCGACCGGACGTTCAAGCGCGGACTCGACGAGTACGCGTTCACGATCACGTTGATCGCGGGCCGTCAGGACGCACGGAATGGTCAAGCCGTCATGGACGGCTACTGCGCACCGACCGGGACCGGGTCGATCAAGACGGCGATCGAGTCGGATAAGACACTCGGCGGGGCGTGCCAGACGTTACGCGTCACCGAGTTGTCAGCCTACGGATCGACCTCGATTGGGGATACCATCTATCTCACTGCGGATTTCACAGTCATCGTCTACGCATAGAAGGAGAGCACGGAATGCCAAAGTTTGTCGCAACCGACTACAAAGTGAGCATCAACGGGACAGACTTCAGTCAGTCCATTGCTCAGGTGAATCTTGAGATATCATCCGATGACGTCGAGACCACGGCGTTCGGTGGCACCTTCCGCACCCGCATCGGCGGCTTGAAGGATGGCACGCTGCAGCTCGACTTCATGCAGGACTTCGGTTCGGCTTCGGTCGATGCGGTCCTGTTCCCGCTGATCAACTCGCTGGCGACCGTAGTCATGGTTCCGACGTCGGGCACCGTGTCGGCGACGAACCCGTCCTACACGGCGCTGTGTCTCGTCAACCAGTACACGCCGTTCGCGTCCTCGGTGGGCGATCTCGCGACCCTGTCCGTGTCGTGGCCGACGTCCGGCACCGTCACTCGCGGCACCGTTTAGCCGAGGGGATCACCTGCGATGATCAAGCGAATCCCACTGAAGGTGGAGTATGTGGACGGCACGGTCGAGCGTGCGCTGTGTACCGGCGCGGACTCGATCACGTTCGAGCGGACGTACGACCTGGGCATGGATCAGGTCGGGAAGCGGCTCGAATACGTCTGGTTCTTGGCGTGGGCGGCGTTGACGCGGACGGGGAAGGTCACTCGCACATTCGAGGAGTGGCTCCCTACCGTGGCAGGTGTCGGCGACGATGACGAAGCGGAGGGGCTAACGGAGATCCGCCCTTTGGAGAAGGAAGCACCCATTTTGCCCTCGTCCACCTTGCTTACGAGTTCGGACTTTCTCCTTCAGTGATTCTGGCTGAGTCGGATCGGATGCAGATCACGATGTTGCGTTACCTGCGGTGGCGGCATACCCAGCACGGCGACGGTAGGAGGCGCTCGAAGTGATGAAAGTACGGGTCACGGGTGAGCAGCGGGCTATCGCAGTGCTGAAAGCATTCGATCGCGACAACTTCAAGGTGATCGATAAGGGCTTGAAGGAGGCGGGTGAGGTGCTGCGGGACGAGGTGCGGAGGAAGACCCCGATTTCGTCTCCGCTGTCGGGCTGGGGGAAGTGGACGGCGACGAACGTGAGCCGCAAGACCGGCATCGCGACGACGAGGAATCTGTCATACAACACGACGAAGGTCCGCACCGGGATCAAGGTCAACACGAAGCAGCCGAGGAAGGCGTCGACGGGCGGGAAGTTCGAGGTCGCGGTCGCGACGATGGCGGCGCCCGGTGCGATCTTCGCCCTCACCGGATCGAACGAGAAACGACGGTCCGAGAATTATCGCGGCAAGTCGTTCTACGACAACATGAACAATCGTTTCGGTAAGAAGTATGCCCGCGGGTTGAATGAGGCAGCGAACAATAAGCCGGTCGTCGCGAAGGCGAAGGAGAAGGTCGCGGAAGTGATCCGAGAGGCGGAACGTAAAGCCAACAGAATCTTGGGGGGGCGACGCTGATGGCAATCGACATTCTCATCCAGGGGGATTACAAAGACCGCGACATCAAGCGTGCGCAACGCGACCTCGACCTGCTCGGGAAACAGTCCGGGATCACTGGGTCGGCGTTCACGAAGATGTCGGCGATCGGTGTCGGAATGGGTGCGGCGGTCGGTGCTGCGGCTATCGATGCGGCAGCTGCGGGCGCACGGATGGCGATCGCGTTCGGCGTCGACGGCGTGAAGGCATTCCTCGATGATGAGGCGGCAGCGGCCCGGCTTGCGAAGACGATGGAAAACCTCGGGATGGAGGGCGCAACCGCTGCGGTCGAGACCACGATAGACAGCCTCGCTCGAATGACGGGTACGGCAGATGATCTGCTCCGTCCTGCGATGGATCGGTTGCTGCGGAGCACGAATAACGTCTCGCTCGCTACCGACATGCTGAAGTTATCGCAGGATATTGCCGCCGGCACCGGCAAATCGTTGGAAAGTGTCGTTTCTGCGATTTCCAAGGGCTATGACGGCTCAACGGGCGCACTGTCACGGCTCGGGGCAGGGCTCGACAAGGCGACACTGAAGACCGGCGACATGGAGGTCATTACCGCGAAGCTCGCGGACACGTTCGGCGGGCAGGCGGCTGTCAAGGCTGCATCCTTTCAGGGCCAGATCGACCGTGTATCCGTGGCATTCGGGGAACTCCAAGAATCCTTCGGTGAAGCGTTCATGGAGGGTGTCACATCCAATTTCAGCGAGGGCACCGACGCGGGTGATGCGCTCACTCAAACGCTTAACGACCTCACACCGGCGATACAAGATCTCGCGAGGGAACTCGGCAACCTGGTAGCCAACACGCCGAAGATCGTGGAGTTCGCTAAGGGTTTCCTGAATGACCTCGCCGTGATCCGTGATCAGGTGCTTCTTCTCGTCGCGGCACTGAAGGCTGCTGGTCAGGCGATGAGTGGCGATTTCTCCGGGGCAGCTGCGACGATGGAGGCGGCGAATGCGGCGCTTAAGAGATCAATGGACGCTCGGACTGAGGCGTACACGAAGGCGTTCGCATCCGAGACTGGGTTGAAGACTGCGACATCTGCGACGGTGTCGGCGGCACTGGCGGCGGGTGCCGCGATTACCGGTGCGACGAAATCGCATCTCGTGTACGGGGAGGTGCTCACTCAGGGCAAGAAGATCATGAATGACTACTCCAAGGCGACGGATGGAGCCTCGGACAGTGTCGGAGGATCGGCATCGAGCGCGACCGTCAAGGTGGACAAGTATGCGGAGGCGATCAAGGCCGCGCAGAAGGCAACCGATGACGGAGTGAAGTCATTCAACGACTACGCGTCCAGTATCTCCGGCTCGATCACGGGACTCCTCTCAATCGACGATGCGGCGACCCTGTTCGCGGATCGGAACGACGCGGTCAAGACGGCACTGAAGGATCTCGTCGACTACCAGGCGACCCTGTCCGCGGAGCAGACCGACGCGGAGAGGAAGAAGGTCACCGAACTCCAGGCGATCTACCAGACGGCGCAGACCCAAGCAGCGGAGGGCGGCGCGTCGATCGTCGACACCTTCGTGAAGCAGGCGGAAAGGGTCAGCGAGTTCGGGGCGAAGATGCGGCAGCTCCTCGCGGCCGGCCTGAACGAGACATCGTTCAGGGAGATCTCCGCAATGAACCTTGAGAACGGCATTAGGACCGCTGACGCGTTCCTTGACGGGAACATTCAGGAGAACATCCGACGGACGAATGAGGCGGTCGGGTCGGTGAAGTCGATCGCGGATCAGGTCGGGATCGATGCGGCGAAGCAGTTCGCGACCGCTGGCATCCAGATGGCGGTGTCGATGATCGAGGCGCTGCTGGAGGTGATCGGGTCGAAGGGGAAGGGCCGGAAGGCGCTCCTGTCGATGATGGATGATCTCGCGGCCGCAATGAACCGGACGTCGTACATCAACGTGGTGACGACGTCGTCGGGTTATGGCAGCGCTACGCCCGGCGAGCTTCCGGCTATGAGTCCGGTGGATCAGGCCAACCTCGACTTCTTCCTGGGTGGCGGTATCGGGGTTGCTGAGGGATTGTTCCCGGGCTTCGCGAATGGCGGGCCGGTGTTGGGTGGCCGGCCGATCATCGTAGGGGAGCGTGGGCCGGAACTGTTCGTCCCGGGCAGCAACGGCAACGTCGTCCCGAACAACGCGATGGGCGGCAACTCGTACACGATCAACGTGAACGCAGGCGTCGGCGACCCGCGTGCCATCGGACAGCAGATCGTCGAATACGTGAAGAAGTTCGAGCAGGCCAACGGGCCGGTATTCAGGGCAGCATGACGATCCGCGCCCAGATCGCCTTCGACCTCAGCCTCACAACCGGCGTCAACTTCTTCACGTTGGACGACGTCGACAAGGGCGTCCTCGACAACACCGAGTACGTCCTCGGTGGCGACACGCTGATTGACGTGACGGAGTATCTGCGGAGCGTGCAGGTTGATCGTGGCAGGTCGCGGACACTGGAGAAGTTCACGGCCGGGCAGGCGAACATCGAACTTGACAACCGGACGCGGATCTTCGACCCGACGTATGCGCCCGGTCCGTACTTCGGGCAGATCCTCCCCAGGAAGCAACTCGTCATCGACGAGGACGGTGAGGAGATATTCAGCGGGTTCGTCGAAGACTGGAATTATGCCTATCCGGCGGGCGGGTTCGACGCGGTCGCGGAAGTGTCAGCGTCCGATGGGTTCACGATCCTCGCTCAGCAGACGATGACGGCGGGGACGCAGGTCGCGCAGTTGTCTGGGCCTCGGGTGACGGCGGTCCTCGATGCGGCGGGCTGGTCGAGCGTGAAGCGCGACATCGGACCCGGTCAGTCAATTCTCGATGCGGATGTCGTCTCGGCGACCACGAACGTCCTGTCGTATCTCCAGCTCGTGGAGACGAGCGAGTTCGGGGCGCTGTTCATCGGCCGGCAAGGGGCGCTCACGTTCCGGGACCGGGCCGAGCTGCAAGCGTTCACGACTGGGGTCACGTTCGGGCCGACCGGTATCCCGTACCGTGACATCAGTGTCGTGTGGGGTACGGAGGAGATGAAGAACACCGTCTCGGTTACGTTTACCGCTGGCGGGACCGTCGCGGGAACCGCACTCGCCGAGGACACCGCGTCCCAAGCCGCATACGGCGTCATCGACCAGACGATTGCCACGATCCTGTCGAGTTCGGTGGAGGCGTCCGCACTGTCGTCGTGGCTCGTCGGCCTGTACTCCCAACCCCAATACCGGGTCGACACGCTCACCGTCAGCCTTGACGGGATCACGGCGGGGCAGAAGGCGAGCGTGCTGGATCTCGAACTCGGGGACGTTGTTACGGTCGGGTTCACGCCGTCGTCGATCGGCTCCGCGATCAGCCAGATCGTCAGCATTGACAAGATCAGTCACCAGGCGTTACCTGATCGGCATGATGTCACGTTCACCCTGTCGGAGACGCTCGCAGCATTCATCCTCGACGATGCCGTGTTCGGGGTCCTCGATGACGATATTCTAGGATTCTAGGGAAGGAGAGGCATGGTTGCTTTCACGGCAGGGTCGGTCCTTACGGCTGCGAACCTGAACACAGCGTTCAACGCGCTCACGCTGCGGACGGTCACATCGACGTCGGACACGCTTGTGCTCGCCGACAACGGCGGCGGGGTGACCTACTCGAACGCCAGCGCGACCACGTCGACGATCCCACCGAACTCCTCCGTGGCCTACGCGGTCGGGACGAAGATCGTCCTCATCAACCTGGGGGCCGGTGTCGTCACGGTCACGGCAGGTGCTGGCGTCACTGTCAACGGGGCGACCCTCACGCTCGCGCAGAACGCAGGCGGGACCTGTATCAAGACGGCGACGAACACTTGGTCGTTCCTCCCTTTTTCTAGCGGTGTCGGCGCGGCGAATTTCTCGGATGCGGCGACCGGCACCTACACCGGATTCAAGTACAAGACGTTCTCGTCGGGCAGTAGCACTCTCACGGTCACGACGGCCGGGTTCGCAGACATCGTCCTAGCGGGCGGCGGCGGCGGTGGCGGCAACAGCACACTCGGCGGTGGTGGGGGCGCGGGCGGTGTCCTCATCGCCACCAGCGTCTACCTGCCAGTGGGAACCCTGACGGTAGTGGTGGGCGCGGGGGGCGCTGGGGCGGCACTCGTCGATGTCGACGGCGGCACAAATGGGAGCGCATCACGGCTCGACATCCTCTACGGACTCGGCGGGGGAGGTGGCGCTGGCGGCAACCGGTTCAAGGGCCAGCCAGGGGGCTCGGGCGGGGCCGGACGCAATGCGACGGCAGGCTCTGGCACCTCGGGACAGGGCAACGACGGCTACAACGGCGGCGGTGCAGCAGCCGGTGGCGGCGGTGGCGCAGGCGCGGCAGCAACCAACATCAACGGCGGCGCAGGCACCACGACCAGCATCGCTGGACAGTTCCCGACCACGACATACACGGCAGGCAACTACGCCCTCGGCGGTGGCGGTGGCGGCCGAGACACGGGAACCGGCGGTTCAGGCGGCGGCGGTGGCTCAACCGCTGGGGTAGGCCAGAACGGCGGGGCGAACACGGGCGGCGGCGGCGGCGGCAGTGCTGCGGCATCAACTGGAGGCAACGGCGGCTCGGGAATCGTAATAGTGAGGGTGGCAGTTTAGATGGCTCATTTTGCGCAGATCGACCAATTCAACGTTGTGCGTGACGTCATCGTCATCAGCAACGCTGATTGCGGCGGCGGTGACTTCCCGGCATCCGAACCCATCGGGCAGGCGTTCATCAACGGGCCGCACCCTGACAACCTCGCCCTTGCAGGCGTTTGGAAGCAGACGAGTTATTCGGGTTCCTTCCGCGGTTGCTTCGCAGGGATCGGCTACGCCTACGATCCCGCCCTCGACGTGTTCGTTCCTACCGCTGCACCAGAATCCCCATGACCGTGGAAGATTACCTGCCGTTCGTCGCGGTCAGTGCGACACTCCTCGCGGGCCTTTCGTGGATCATCAAGGCGCAGATCTCCATGAGCAAGCAGTTCACCCCGAACGGCGGATCTAGTCTCAGGGATGCCGTGAACCGGCTGGAGAAGGACGCGCAGGAGACACGCCAGGACATCAAAGACCTGCGGATGCATGAAGACGAGCGTGCCGAACGCATCATCAACTCCGTCGGCAAAGTTCACGCGAGACTCGATGAGCATGTACGCGATCATCTGACAGCGAAGGAGAAGTGATGCGCACACGGAAGTTCTGGGAAGACGCCGGCGAACGGGTCGTCCGCACGATGGCCCAAGCACTCCTCGCATTGATGGGGACCGATGCGCTCGGGATCGTCGGCCTCGACTGGGCACAAATGCTGTCCGTCGCGGCCGGCGCTGGCATCATGTCGCTCCTCACCGCGATCGTCGCAACCGGCATCGGTGACAAAGGCACGGCACAACTATTGAAGGAGAAGCCATGAGCGTCATGTTCGAGGAGCAGGTCCCGGTTGAGCCGGAAGACGGCGGCGACTTCGTCGACATCGAGGAGGACGGCGAGCATGGCGAAGAAATATCTGCCTAGGAATGTGAACGAGGTCATCACCTGGTCACGGAATCAGGTGAAGGACCCGACACAAGACTGGACCGGACTCTGCCAATCACACTGCCGTCAGGCGTACGGTGTGCCGGCGTGGGCCGGGTCAGCGATCATCGCCTGGGGCAAGATCCCAGCAGCGCAGAAGCATCCGTCGGCGCACCCGGCCGATGCACCGAGGGGCGCACTCCTGTACTACGACATCGGCCAGTTCGGGCATGTCGCGATCGCGATCGGGAAGCGCACGAACTCCAGCTGCCTCTCGAACGACTACGTGAGGCGCGGCATGATCGACGCGTGCTCGCGGGAGTTCCCGAGGTGGGGCGTCAAGTATTTGGGCTGGTCAGCGTGGACCCCGTTCGGGAGCCTTCGACTCGACCAGTGACCGTCACGATGTCCTCCCAGCCTTCGAGCGGGATGAGTGTTATCGCGTGGGGCATCCTGTCGGCGTGCTGACGGATGATCGGCTCGGGCACTCCAGCAGTGCCACGCTCGGCCTGCCGGGCGAGGCAAGTCTCCAGGTCGGTGTCGACGATGACGATGCGAGTGTGCGCTGACGCGAACCTCGCGATGCTGAGCCAGTCGCGGCGGTCCTGAACCTTCGTCGAGCAAGCATCGACGATCACGGACTGGCCTCGACGGAGCAGGTCGGGGGCGAGGAGCTTGATCCCCGCGAGCTGGTTGGGGCTGGATCGGCGGCCGATCGCCGACATCCTACGAACCATCTCCGTGCTGAGCAGTTCCTCGGTGGTGCGATTCGCCGCGATCCAGTACGACTTGCCGGCACCGGGCGGGCCGCACATGATCGTCAGGGTTACGTCCCGCAGGGTCATCCCGTGATCGTACCCAGACGCAGATACGCCCCGCAGCCTTCGGAGTCTGCGGGGCGTATCAATGTGCCAGATTAGCGGGTCAAGCCTCCAGCGTGGCTACAGTCGTGTTCTGGACGTACTTCATCACCGTCGGCCGGCTGAAACCGCTGATCTTCGCCAGTTCGACGATGCTCATCCCGTTCTGGTTACAGATCCGCATCGTGTTGATGAGGTTCTCACGGGATGCGTCCGCGACGTGCATCGCGGCGTGATACTGATGTGCAGCCTCAACGATGTTCATGATGCGACCTCGTCCGACTGGTCGAGGATCTCGTAATTTGCGGGGTCCTCCTGCCAAAGTTCACTGTGCATTGCGACGAACCCGAGGGCAGCGTCACGGCTGGCAGCCGAATGGATAAGGCGAGTGAGGTGATACACGCGGTAGCTCATGCGAGGTCCCCCCACGTGAACCCAGCGGCGGACAGTTCCGCGTTGATGCCGGCAATGATGACGGCGTGTTGCTCGCGGCTGATCCGACCCTCAAGCCGGGCGTCATTCGCTGCGATGGTGCGAGTACGGATTTCGGTGATCATTTGGTGCCTCCCGGTTGCTGTTGTGATGTCTTCATTATGACCCCCAGACACGGTAGGTGTCAAGCCTTTTACAGACTAGGGGACGAGGCGATCGCAGCCGTGACCACCGGCCCAGTGACGCCAGCCGCGAGGGATGAGGATGACGAACGCGAACGCAGCGTCCTGGTACTCCTCACGCCAGCGCTTGATCGGCGTGACGTGGAGTCGAGCCAGGATCGCCCTCGCCTGTGGTCGCGGCATACCGGCATCCCTAAGCCGCGAGTAGACGTTCCAGCCGGCACCTCTACGCCACGCCGTATCGAGGAATTGGTACTTCCCTTGGGCCGAGCTGACGGGGTTCTGTGCCCTCGGGTTCCCGTGGCTCTCACGGTTCACCACGCAATCCCTGAAGGGTTCCCACGCGGTGGGGATGCGGGCCGCAGTCGCAACGATGCGAGCCTGGGCGCTTGCTGGTTGCTCGTTGGGGATGATCATTGACGCAGCGAATAGCAGATTCTCTAACATTGATTGTCCGATCACTCGGGGACAGGGACGGCGCACACATCGGGCGCAAGAGCCGGAATCTCACCGGGTCAACTCCTTTGACCCTAGCATGATGGCGTGCTGTGGTTCATGTTTCTGGAGTTTTGCGTCTGCGTGGTGCTCCTCGTCATGGCCGGCCGTGGCCGTGGATAAGCCTTGGATCGAACTAGCGGCGTGCAGGGACGTCGACCCCGAGCTGTGGTTCGCGACCGACCGGCATTCCTTCGAGCACGGCCAGGCGATCCGCATCTGCGGCGAATGCGAAGTCAGGACGCAGTGCCTCAAGGTCGCGAGGAAGCGGCGGGAACGGCACGGCATCTGGGGCGGTGTCGACTTCAACAAATGAGAAAGCCCCGACCAGATGGCCGGGGCTGACTCACTGCGGGCTACTTCTTGAAGTCGACGATCTCGACACGCAGGCCGAGGGTCTCGAAGTCCTCCCGCAGCTTCCCGAACTTCTTCAGCGGGGTCGCGAGCCGGGTGAACGGGATCTCGGTCTTCGGCATCGTCAACGCGAAGATGACCGTCTTGCTCTTGCTGTTCTTCTTGCTCATTGCTGCTCCTCTGTTGTGTTGGGATGTTGCGTGCGCCCCGGGGAGTTGAACCACGGCGAAGACCGTCAGCGCGGGCAGTGCTAGTCCTGGTCGATGACGTGCGGGCCGGAGTCCATGCGGGTCGGGCAGTCGAAGCCAGTCGAGTCGCTTGATGTCGTCCCGCCATTGCCTCGAGCGGTGTCGAACAGTGCGCCGTCCTCGGCGAGGTCGCGCATGAGGTTCGCTCCGCAGTCGATGCAGACCAGGTCGGTGATCAGGTTCTGGATCATTGTGTTTCTCCTCTGTTGAGTTGGTTTGCCTTGCGTGCGCTTCGAGGAGTCGAACCTCGACGGGGACCGTCAGCGCGGGCCGAGCTATTTTTTTGTGACCGACTGGAGTCGGACACCGCGGAGGGTGTCCTTCCCGAAGTGGATGGTGCCGCGGACGAGGTTGAGGGTCTCGCCCTCGATGGAGGTAACGGTGAACAGGAGGCCGTTCAGGTGTGCGATGGAACCGTGGTAGACGACGGAGTCGCCCTCGTTGATGGTGCGGGCTGAGGTGGTGGCGGTTGTTGTCATGTCTTTATTATGACCCCCTGACCGGGTGACTGTCAAGCCCTTTACACACTATTCGGGAAAATCTTTTTCGGCCATCGACTAGACACGATCGACGATCACCCGCTACCTTGAGAGTCCCCTAGATAAGGTGAGAAGATGACGAACATGAACGTGCTCCTCAGCCGGCGCGACGTCGCCGACCTCATGGGCCTCAGCGTCGAAACAATCAAGACCCACCGGGCCGACGGGGCCATGCCAGACCCCGACTACGTCGTCGACCAGAAACCACTCTGGCGACGCGACACCATCGACCAGTGGATCGCCAGGAGGGCCGCGAAGTGACCGTCGAAGACGTCAAGTGTGATTTCGACTGGGACAACGCCAGCACCGATGATGAACGTTTTGAGGCAAGTGTTGAGAACGTTGCTCGCTCAAAGATGTGGCAGATCCAGCCTCACGGCATGGGTCCTAACGGATATATCGTCTATTCGTTTTGGGATGACAACAAGATATGCATCTACGTCGGCATCACGAATGACCCTTGGCACCGGATGGGCAACCACATAAGCACTTCACAGTTTGCATGGGAAATATTCGACTGGCGCATTGAGGCCGCAGAGCTTGATAAGAACACGGCGCTACGACTAGAAACCATTCTTATAAGACGGTGGAATCCAAGGTGTAACGATAGAAAGAGCATCTATAAAGACATCAAGCATCCCGCAATCTTCTCAGTCGATGCCGCACAAGTGCATTTTCAAAGATTATTGCGCGGCACTCTCATGTCGGATTTGATCACCGAAGAGTCGTTTCCTGAGTACGGTTACGAGTCCTTTCCGAAGATCGTGCAAGATCACAAGATCAGATTTGAAAAATGGCTGGCAGATTTTCCAGAGGTCAATATCCGCGAATGGCCTACGGCAACTGGTCTTCCGTGGAGCACGTTGCTCGGCATGAAGCGCGATCGTTACTTGCAAGATACTGAAGTGTGTGCGAAGTGATCAGCGTTGAAGATATCGCCCGTGTCCTCGCATGGGCCGACGGCAGCACGCCCGAGGAGATCGCGCACGCAGGGGCGCACGTGCTGTGGCTGGACTCGGCGCAGGCGTGCCTAGAAGACATTACGGAGGCGACCAAGTGAGGCACGGGATACTCACCTCCTACGCGAAGCACGGATGCCGCTGCGAGCCATGCCGGGCCGCAGCTGCGAAAGCGTCGAAGGCGTGGAGGCGTGACAACTACCTCGGCGTCGTCAAGCTGGTCGACGCGCAGCCGTTGAAGGATCACGTAGCGATGCTCATGGCCGCCGGGATGTCATTCCGGGCGATCTCCCTCACCGCCGGATACACCAGCCGGAACGCGCTCGCCGACTCGATGACGCGCAGCAGGGTCCGGCCGGCGACGATGGCGCGGATTCTTGCCGTCAACCCGCAACGGGACAACCGGCGGGACGCCTACATTGATGCGACCGGCAGCCGTCGACGACTCCAGGCACTCGCCGTGAATGGCTGGTCGACTCGGAACCTCGCGACGCAGCTCGGCCACAAGCACGCGACAACCGTGCAGGACATTGCGAGCGGGAAGACACCAACGATCCGACTGCGGAGCATGGACGCGATCCGCGACCTGTACGAACGGCTGTGGGATCAGCCAGGACCGAGCCAGCGCACCGCAGCGATCGCGAAGGGCAAGGGCTGGTTGCCGGCGCTCGCGTGGGATGACGACTTGATCGACCGGCCGGAGCATGAGGCGGAAGATGTGCGTCGTCGCGGCGTGTCCGGTGGCGGGTCAGGGATCACCCTTGAGGACATCGAGGACGCACGGCAGCAAGGCTACGAGTCGGCGGAACAGATCGGGTGGAGGCTCGGCGCATCTAGGGATGCCGTCGCGGCGATCATCTCCCGAGCGAATCGGGTCGCATCGTGAGCCTCGCCGACCTGCACATCGACCCGATCCTTTACCGGCGGACGTATCTCGAAACGTGGGCGGATGTGCAAGCAGTCGACCCCGGATTCGCTGACCAAGCACTCGTCGACGCGATCACCCTCGTCGCGATCGCTGAAGCGTCCGACCGTCAGCAGATCATCCTCGCCCGGAACCTCGTCCACGATCACAACTGCGGGTTCACGACGTGGCGGTGCCACAAGAAAGACTCCATGACCCTCGCCCGGCATCGCAAGATGTACCGGGCGCAAGGCCTACGAATGCTCACAACGATCGAACACCTACTCGCGAGGAGATTCAATGAAGGACTATGACGCGTGGAAACTCGCCGGGCCTCCCGAGGCTGACGAGGAGCAGATGCGGGCCGAATGCACCGAACCGCGGGACGATGACGACCCGTGCGACTTCGACGGCTGGGTCACCGCATGGGTCACCGATCAACTCACCACATGGACGTGCCCCAAATGCGACCACGAGCATGAGGACAACACGAAGGACAGGTTCGATGACTACTGAGGAGCATCAAGCCGCGATGTGCTCGATCGCCCTATCGTTCATGGCCGCGATCTTCGAGCTATCAGCGTCAGCCGGTCAAGCGATGGGCCTCATTAACGCTCAGCGGGAGGCGAGTAATGAGTTACGCAACGCACTGTGACCGCAACGGATGCGACTCCTGGTCGGTTAAGCCAGAAGACTGTGGGTTCATCAATGTGCATATGATCGGTGGAAACTACGATGATCATCGCGATTTTTGTTCATGGGATTGCGTACTTCTCTACGGGGCGACTAAGCCTCCGCTGACGGTGGTTCCCAATGACTGATCCATTCGACGCCTGCCGGGTCGCATATGAGCAGGGCCAGCGGGACGTATTTGCTTATCACCCCGAATGGACCGTGACGGACATGTGCAAGCCCGACTGCTTGCCGTGTCAACGCCTGACCGAACTCATCACCGAGCGCGAGAAGGGCTATGAAGAGGGCCAGCGGGACGCCATCGCCGACGCCCTGCAACGGGTAGAGGCGGTTGAAGTTCCGTACAGCCTGCCTCTTGGAGCACCAGTAGGCGTAGTTATTGATCAAATGCGGCGCGAGTTCATCGCCGCAATCAAGGGAGATCAGCCATGACAGACATGCAGCGGTGGGGCTCCCGGAGACCCACCAGCAGGCGAACGGTGCGACTAAGAGTCCCTCTCGCGAACCTACTCACACCGGACGCAATGCGTCACCTGATGGAGAGTGAGGCAGCGCGATGGACAACTTGATGCAACAGCCTGCGATCCTTGACTCCGGAATTGGTCCTCGCCAAGTTGCCTCGTGGCTGGAGTGGCAAGGATGGGCCCTTGCTTCATCGCTTGGTGAAGTCGCGGAGCGATGGTCCGGGGCAGATGTGAGCGTAATTGTCCCTCTGCAGCCGTCATCCCCGGATTTTCACCTTCGCTGGAATGAATTGCTGAGTTCGCTTAGCAGGCACTTCCAATTGGATACGGGAGGGATACTCCTTGCGATAAAGCGCGAAGGGTCCATACGAGTCCTACATGATGAAGATTGAAGAACTGGAAAAAGGACCGTTCCCTGATTATGTCCTCGCTGCTGACGCTGAAGCCGCTATCGCAGCAGCATTCCAGTCGGGGATGGAGCAAATGATCGGCGGCATCGAGCAGGTCTCGTACGACAGAGGTCAGAGTGACATGCTCGCCAAGTGCATCGAGGCGATACAGGTGGAGTTCGCTAAGTCTAGGGAGCCAGCAGACGTCCATGATGCAATCGACGCCCTGCGTGCCCTTGAGGGAGATCAGCCATGAGTGAGCATCTACCAGAATGCCGGTGGCCCAGATATGCAAGTCAACTCATGCAGGGAAGCGTGAGCCGAGAGGCACCATACGTGCCGTGCATCTGCGACGAACTGCGGGACTGCGAGCAGCGGGTAGCGGAGGAAACCGAAACGGCCATGATGAATTTCTTCTACTGGAAGCCATCACCTCCGCATGACCAGCACTATTTCGCTGACAACATCTGCGCCTACTGCGTTGGCCATCGGGAAGCCTTGGATGCTGCCGTGCAACGAGTAGCGGCACTGCCTGAATACGCCATGAGGGATACCTGCGTCCATGCGATTGAAGACATACGAAAGGAAGAGAAATGATCCATGACCGCCTTTGCCCGATGGTCACTGGCAAGCCGCACTTCCGCGACGACATGACGGATGACTGCCTGTTCTGTCCGACCATCGACAAGGTGCGAGAGGACGAGGGCAACAGATACGTCGGAATGGCGGTAGTCAATTGGGATGCTGCATATGCATGGGGCTTGCATGATGCAGAAATGAAGAGCAGGAAGCAGAGTTTGAGAAAAGGTCTTTGGATCGGCTGGGCGATTGGCACGTTGCTGATGGTCATCCCGCTGATTGTCTTGGCGGTGACCCAATGACTGAGCATCTGCCCGAGTGCTGGGCGAAGCATGAGAGCGATCCTCCCGCGTGGTGCATATGCGACGAACTGTGGGCCTGCGCGGATCGGGTCACCGCTCTAGCAACCCCGGAAACCGTGGCGCAAGCGACCTATTGGTACGAGCAGGGCCAGCGTGACGTGTTCGCTCTCCACACTGAATGGACGGTTGCTGGCATGTGCAAGCCCGACTGCTTGCCGTGTCAACGCCTGACCGAACTCATCACCGAGCGCGAGAAGGGCTATGAAGAGGGCCAGCGGGACGAGCGGGAGCGGAAGGTCGGCTACTACTCGCAGCGATGCCTCCACTGTGACCACATCAGAGCCGCGCACGCGCTCACCTTGAGCGGGTGCGTCGGTCACGCACTGCCCGGTAGACCGGGAGCCGACTGTCCGTGCAGCGAGTTTGAGGGAGATCAGCCATGACCATTTTCGCACCAATTAACCGATATGCACATTTGAGCGAAGCAACATTGCAGCCAGCGAGCAATGGACAATGGGTGACCTACGCGGATCATGTGGCCCAAATCAAGCAGATCCTTAACTCTCTAATGCTCTGCGAAAACCAAGGCGACACCCACGACTTGATGGACCGAGTACGTCAAATAATCTTCCTGCCTCCGCTAGAAGGCGATTACGAAAATGGGTGGACGGACGATGACGAGCAGAGCGTTGAGGTAATCAGCCATGACTGAGCATCTACCCGAGTGCCCGTGCCTTTGCACCGATGAGGCTTCTTGCTTGTGCTACACGGCTGAGTGCATCTGCGAACGGCTCCGTGCCTGCGAGGATCGGGTCACACACGAAGAGCGTGCCCGAATCGTCGCCGGTATCAGCGCATGGTGCGCCGACGATCCCGTCATCTCCCGCGCCAACCCGGACGATGTTTGGGA